GGAGAGATGGTGGTAAGGACAGAATTGTCCTTGCCAACGGAGAAGTAACATCCGGAACTATCGTAACCGATCCTGGGGAAGCCCAGGGATTCGGTTATGTATCACATTTTGCAACATGCGAATACGCACAGACATTCAGGAGGAAATGATAATGTATTTAAAAGATATGGTAGGCAAATTAGCAATCAGAACAGCGGAGGCGTTCAATCCTGAACCATTCCCACCAGTACACTTAGATTTCGGCTTTCCAGTGTTTTCGCCTAAACCTGGATCCACACGGAAATACATGGACGAGCCGGTAAAGATTATCAACGTAAAAGAAGATCAGGTTGTCATAGAAGAACACGGAGAAAGAAAGCTTCTGGAGAGAAGATACATTGACAATCACTGGGTTGATTACGACAAGTTTCTACATCCAGAGAAGGAAGAGCAGGAAAAGTTAGAGGATATGGCGAAAGAGATCAAAGCGGCTGCAGAGCCTCTCAGGAGATTTTTGGAGAAGTATTATGATCCGACGGTTGAGGTTGTTGTTGATACTGGAGTGGTTACAGTGAAAAGAGGAGAGTACATGACGATCTTTCAGAAAGAGGAGGTGCCAGAAGAAAATGAATGATTTTACAATCAGACGTGTGACGGATCCGAAAGAAGGTCCGATTGACGGAGTGAGTGCAGAGACTGTGGGAGTATATACAAAGTTCAGAGGAAAAGGTCTATTCCAGGCAGAGAAACGCATCATCAAGCAGGAAACAACGGATGTAGGAATTAAAGCAGCTGTATCAACCGGGGTAGTGAGCATCTACGACCGGAAGAGAGACTACGGGATTGCAGTTCCGATCACGGAGCTTGCAGCGATCTTGAATGAGGCACTGAGGGTTGGGATGACAAAGAAAGGAGAGTAAAGATGATTTGGAAATCAGCAATTTTACTATGGGTTGCATTCTTCCTGGTGAAATACCTTGTAAGAGTTAATATTTCAAGAGAAGAACAGATCAAGATGGCACTTGGAGGCCATTTGAAGTGGACGCCAGAAAGAGTAGTGCTTATGATTGTATTTTTCGCAGCGATTATCACAAGCTTTGCAACGTTGGTATGGTTCCTATTTTTTGTGTTATAAACTATAAATAAAAATCCCCTGGTGCCATGTAGCAGACAGAGGATCTTCTAAAAATATTCGCTGATTAAAATTATAAAATGAAGATCCAAAAAAGTCAATAAAACGGACACCAGGGAGGTAGTAAGATGGGTAAAAACACACCAGGAAAACAAAAGACAGTGAGACTGAGCGAGGAGGAGTTGAAAGAACTCTGCCAGAAAGCAGTCGAGGACGGCGTATCAAAATACATAACCGTGCAGAACCAGAAGAAAAAGCAGGAATGGAGAGGACTTCTTTTCAGGACTAAGAAGCTCCTGGAGAATTACACAAAGTTGAAGGATTATGCAGAACAGGCAGTTGTCACTCTGGAACAGGCAGAGGAAGTCGATGAAACACTTGTGAACATGGACGTACTTATGAAGTTCAAATTGTTCGAGGATGACAAGACTTTGCACAGACAGCTCAGGGGAGTAAATGCCGTGAAGTTTATCATGGCACATGTTGACCGGATGCTGGAGGTGTATAAAAGCAACTGCCTTAATTCTTCGCAGGAAGTCATGCACAGACGATGGTTTGTGATCGAATACATGTACCTGGAGAGGGAGGACGCCAAGAAAACAACAAAAGAGATCGCTGAGATCTACCAGACAGATATCAGCAATATTCAGAAGGACGCAAAAGAGGCAAGAAACGATCTGACCACATTATTTTTTGGGCTGGATGCGATGGTTTTATATGAGATCCGGGACTAATTTCCGTTTTTCTTCCTTTGACTGTCATTTCAGCCGATGATATAGTATAAACTGCAAATTGTGAAGCAAGGGAAACCGAGCTTGCATTTGCATGGTGCTGTGGTGTACTCATTCTTTCCCATGATTCCCAGGTATCTTCGGATGCCTGGGATATCCGTGGAAGCATGATACACAGAATTGTTTCTACCCTGACGTATAATTCTTCCAAAGAGATCGTATCGGATGATACGGTCTTTTTTATTGCCGGAATGGGAAAGGAGTGGTGCAATAGCATGGATGAAACGAACAAAAAGAGGATCGAAGTAGTGGAGATGCGAGTAGGAGATATTAAGTTCGGATTCGGGAATCCACGAAAGATCAAAAAGAAAAAGAAAGAAGAGCTGGAAAGATCCATAGAACAGTATGGAGATTTCGGTTTATTCCTGATTGATGAAAATAATAACGCCATTGGAGGCAACCAGAGAGCAACCACAATGGCTGCTCAGGATCCGGATAGGATTGTTCTATGTAAGCGATTGATCGGCTATTCTGAGGCAGATCTGAGAGCTATCAACATAAAGGACAATACACACGCCGGGGAGTGGGATCTGGACTTGCTGGCAGACTGGACAGCGGATCTTACAACGGATCTTGGTTTAGATCTGAAAGAGCTGGATCCGAACGAGCGGAAGAAAAAAGAAATGGAGCTTATCAACCTGGAGAAATACAATTATGTATTGATCGTCTGCAAGAATGAGCTGGATTACAATGAGCTTACCCGGAATCTGGGGATAGATGGTGCGATCGTCCGGATGGGTTCCAAAAAGAAATTGAAAGCACGGGCTGTCTGGTATCACGATATGAAAGCCCAGATTGTAAGTGCTGCGGATGCCGGATCATCAGATCAGGAGGAGGAAAGCCAGGAAGGGGCAGACGATGAAGAGGGATAAAACCTTCGGGATCTACGTTCCATCCTACAAGAGGTATGACTGCATAAAGACTGATAAAGTTCTGAATGATTGCACCTATGTAGTCAGAGAATCGGAAGAACAGCTATACCGGGATGCAGGAGTAAGGAAGATACTAGCTGCACCGGATCAGGAAATAGACAGCTTGCCAAAAATCAGACAGTGGATCATAGACCATACGCCCGAGGACATTATCGTACAGATTGATGATGACATCGAGCGTTTTTCTTATGTGAATAAAGTCAACATGGAAGAGATCCCGGATCCGGACATCATAGACGCCGAGTTGGTGCGGATCGGACAGATCCTGAGCGATCTGAACCTGGGGTTTGCAAGTATCAGGATGCAGGAATCCGTTATCAAGTATAATGAGGAGTTCCGATTTTCCTCTACGATCGGATTAGTGTGCTGGTTCAATAAGGCATCATTAAAATCCAGATATGATGAAAATGTCCGGTTTAAGGCAGATACAGATTTCCAGCTGAGCGAGCTTCTGAATAACCGGATCATTATTGTTCCGGAATACCTGAGAGCCAAAGCACAGTATGACAAGAACAGCGGAGGGAACAACACGAATAAAAATTCAAGCACCATGAATGAAACCATAGAGTACCTGAAAAATAAGTGGGGGAAATATTACGAACATAATTTCAAAACCAATCAGTCAAAAGTGAAAGTGAGGAGATAGAATGAGGATCCTGATAGTTGGACACGGGGTAGTAGGGAAGAACCTGGAGAAGGAACTGGAAGTGCTGCACCCGGACGTCATAGACAAATATAAACCGGAAGAGAATAAAATTGAAGTTCCTTACGGAGTCCGTTACGATATTGCATTTATTTGTGTGGACACGCCGATCCGAAAGGAAGAGAGAGTGCTATGCGATACCTCAGAGGTAAAAAATGCGATCATGGAGAATGAAGCGGAGATCTACGTGATTAAGAGCACGGTATCTCCAGGAACCACGGAACAGCTCCGGGTAAAAACTGGAAAGAGAATCATATTCAGTCCGGAATACTACGGAGGTACGCAACATTGCAACAACTTTCGCTTCGACTTTACAATCCTGGGAGGAGAGAGAAAGGCTTGCATTGAAGTCATCCAGGCTTTACAGCATGTATACGATGCCAGACACCAGTTTAGGATAACGGACAGTAGAACGGCAGAATTAACAAAATACATGGAGAACTCTTTTTTGGCAACAAAAGTTTCCTTTTGCCAGCAATTCTATTTTATCGCTTCTGAAATGGATGTAGACTATGAGGAATTGAGAGAGTTGTTCGTGCTGGATCCAAGAGTAAACCCTTCTCATACATTCGTTGATCGGTTGCATCCGTACTGGAGTAGCCATTGCCTGGATAAGGATGTGCCAGCTATTGCAGACACATATGAAGCTTCACTACTCCAGGAAATTATCAAGTTCAATGAGAATACAAAGAAATGTTTGGGGATCATCAGGAAAGCAGAGATCCCGGAAGGGATAAAAAACGATATGCTCATGTACCAGGCAGGAGTAAGGAGAAAAGAAATCCTGAAAGACCAGGAAACACCGTAAAATCAAGGTTTTGTGAACATTTCGTTAAAATGCAGTATACGCCTTTACATCGGTTTTTCTGTACGCTACAATAAAAGAAAAGGTAGGTAACAGAATATGGGATATGATTTGAGAACACAGAGAGGCTACGATTTTTACTTAGTATCTTCATCATTGCAGAAAGCAATCAGAAGAGGAGACGTCAGATGTGCAGGATATTTTGCACTGGAACTTTTCCCAAAGTACAGCGAGTATTGTTGGAAGAGATTACTGACAGTATCAGCGGAAGATTGCTACGGCCCGATCACAAAAGAGATCATGGCACTGTACGAAGGATTCAAGATAGTGAACAAGGGAAAGAGAGGGGATCAGCTCGGAGG